CAATCTCCTCCGCCATCCTCTCCGAATCGTATTCCGCCCTCAAAAAATACTTTCTCTGTAAGCAAATCGTTTTTAAGCAGCCAGGCCCTTAATTCTTCGCCGGTTTGCAGGTGAAGAAGAAATGGAGGCGGTATATTGGTGAGTGGTTTCATAATTCTTTAAGTTGGAAAATTAAACCCTGTGGCTACATTATTAACATCGTTATTGTATGCACACATTCCGGCAGAGGTTAACGCCCCCCATTCTGCATTTGTAAAATAATTGACCTGATTTGCACCATACCATGGAATAATATCGCCGTTTCTGAAACGGGTTTCTGTTAAATTATCAGCAAGCCATTCCTGCGTACCAATACAGATAGTGCGGTAAACTTTTCCATCGTTTCCTGTGTATGTTCCGGTTTGTCCATGAGAAAGAGTTGTTGAATCTTTTACAATACGGACACTTAATCCCCAAATTTTCATGCAAGTATGAAATTGAATATCATCATTTACAGCGCGCATTGTAGCACGCCAACAAACAGTACTGATTATAGAAGTTGATGTTAAATAATGCCCCTCAGCTTTAAAGTCGTCATATATACTGGTTCTAATTCCTCCTCCTCTTCCATTGAATCCAAATTCATTTGTTGCTCCGACATTAGGTGATAACCAGTAATCAGTGCCAATTTCTTTTAATTTACCGCCGGTAACTGTTAGCCCTCCTGCATAGGAATTTAATGTGTTAAAATCGTCATGTGTTGAGACATGCCATCCTTCCGCTGCAATATTTCTCGCATCTGTAATAGCATTCCAATTATAAAGCAACCCATATTCAGGGTAAAAAATATCAGTTTTCGGCATCGGTATATATAAAATACTGCTTCCCATTACGTTCGTGTATAACTTAGTTTTCCAATCAGTTTTGTAGGCGCCCCGGTGTACCCTGTTGTAATTTCAAAGGTTATTTTGTCGCCTGCCGCAACCACATTGGCAGCGGTAGCGTTGGTTCGTGCTGCTGTGGTGGTTGCTGTAACAGAGGAAAGCCCCGTAACTGCCACACCGTTAATCTTTACAGCAATGCCGGTTAAGGTTCCGTTATCAACTTCCAACACAATGGAGTTGATTGTGAACGGTACATCAGCCATCACATCAAACACAAAAGTATCTGCCGTTCCTGCATCGATATTTCGGTATTCAAAAGTCTGCCATTCCTTTTTGTCGTCTGCCGACAAACCTTCGACTAATTCTTTTTCAGCAGCCGTTAAGTGATAAAATTCACCTTCTTCTGCATCCCCACCCTGCAACCCTTCAAGTGAATTATGTTCTTTCCCGTCCAGGTTTTTAAAAATCGTTTCAATGGTTTCTGTTAGCGTTCCGGGTTCCCATCCGTTTGTTTCATCGTCATTGTACCAGCACATGGCCTCGGTTGTCAAAGCTGCCCATTCTGCATTGGTGTATTTATCTTCATAGGTTGCTCCATGAAAACTTATTCTTTCACCTGTTCTGAAACGGGTTTCAGCAAGGTTTTCAGCAAGCCATTCCTGAGTGCCTATACAAATTGTTTTATACACCTTTCCATCATTGCCTGTGTATGTTCCGGTTTCACCATGAGAAAGGGTTGTTGACGATTTTAACAACCTGACGCTCCACCCTTTTGCTTTTGGGTCGTTATTGTTCCCACATATGAATGATGCGGTGTCTTTATTGGTATATCCTATATATGAGTTGTCAGATGCCCAATATGCAGTGCTTTCCTTTATTCCAACAAAAGGGCCTGTATGGGACCTTGCATCTGCTCCTCTTGAGTTAAAACCAACCTCATTTGTCGCCCCTGTGTTTGGGCTGCTCCAATATAAAAGTCCAGCCTCTTTTAGCTTACCACCAACCAAGTTAGAAACGTAATTACCTCCAGCACCAAGATAGTCTGCTAAAATCCTTATTTCTAATATCGTTGGTACATGCCATCCCTCTGCTGCAATATTTCTCGCATCTGTTGCAGCATACCAATTATACAACGCCCCATACTTACTTTTCCCCGTCAAATCCTGAACATCTGAACTTGCATCCTCCCCAGGTTCACCTTTATATTTCTTCCACAACCCCGCAAAATCACCCACTGCCGGGCTTGGTATTTCGGTATCAGTTGCCAATATTGCGATGTAATCCAGCGCCGGGTCAAATGTGGTGGTGAAATCGGTTCCGGCATCATCGGAGGCATAGGCAATATAAACGTAGGATGAATCGCCATCAATTCCATCTTCTCCATCATCGCCAATATACTTCACCCACGTTGCGCCGGAAAAATCACTTTCCGTTGGTGGTGTTAATTCAGTTGTAACATGAATTTCAGCGCGGTATTTCAGCAAGTTTGTCGGCGTGAGCGAAAAACCGGTGCCGGCGTTGTCGCCGGCATAGGCAACATATGTATATACGGAAGTGCCGTCCTCGCCGTCCTTGCCGTCTTCGCCTTTTAAAGAAATTAATTCGTGGTAACCTTTTTCACCATCTTCGTCTGTTCCGTAATAGTAATTAGGTTCAGGACTTTCTTCGTCTCCGTCAAGCTCAATCGGGTCAGCTTCTGTGCCTGTGCCTGTCAAAGAACCGCCAACAAAAACCTTTGTCAGAAATTTACCTAATTCCCTTTTTACATTTCCCCAAAGCATTGCTGCGTGTCTCATTCTTCTGCCTCCTCTCCGTTACTTATGTGTCCTAATTTGTAATATAAGATTTCATCTTCAATGTCTGTCTTTACCTCAATATGTTCAGGAAATGCTTGAATTACCGCTCCCGTTGCTCCCGAAGCAAGGCTGATTTTCGCATAAAGCCAGTGTCCGTCCTTGCTTTCAAGATTGATATTCGTTTCGGGAATATTCCATGTTCGTGTCGGGTCATATTCTTGACTATTCGCTTTCAGTTTTGCAATTTCAAATTTTGATAATCCCTGCCAGTTTGTTATTGAAATTTCCCCAGGCTCAATCCTTATCCTGTCTTCATCATCATCTACATTCACCTCAACCAAAGCATTTTTTAAAAAAAACTGCGGAACACCTGCATCAAAATCTAAAAATCTCGGTGAAATTGAATTATTCCGCATTATGTTTTCAATCCTGAATTTATCATCTGACGGGTCAAGTAAAGTATTTCTCAGTTCGTTTGTTGTTTCTTTATCTTTCCGTGTCGATTCAGCTGTGTTTTTTCGTACAATTTCTTGCGCCCTTTCAACTGCTTTCAGCCTTAATTCAAGTTCCTGCCGTCTTGTTAATCTCGTTGTGTCAGACAAATAAAAATCCCAAATTCCAGTTACAAAGTCAAATGTTAATGTGCTTATCCTGAATTTTCCATCTACGTTATAATCATCATCAATCGCATTAACTCTATCACCAATCTCAAAACCCTCTGGATTTTCAAGCAGAAAAGCAGGGTCAACCTTTACCGAATATGGAAATTTCGGAACGCTGTGATTGTCCAGATAAATTTGCGCTGCTGCCTCTAATTCTGCCTCTGCAATATCAACATAGCTTGCAGGCTGGTCAATATCAACTAATGTATAATAGTCGCCATCCTCGATTAATAAATTTTCATTCGGGTAAAATTCTTCTCGTTCATCCTTAAATGGAATTAAATAAATATCCTTAGTATCGTGGTCATATCTTAATACCTCAAATTCAAATCCCGCCAATGCACCAGTTTTCATTTTAACTTTTGCTGTTAATCCCAGCAAATGGTCATTTATATCAAATTCAAGTGTGCTGTCTCTTAGCCTGTAAATTCCTTCCGGGAATACCTCTCTTTCTAACGCTGTATAAGTCGGGTCATCAGGCAGTTTTTGAAAATAATTAGTTACCTGTGCTGTTCGGTTCGGATAGATGTCATCAAAGAAAACAGTCCGTTCTTTCGGGCCGGCTCCGGTGTGCAAACTTTGATTATTCTTTAACGGATTACCGTCAAAAGATAATCTTTTCATTCCTCCACGATAATCCCACTTTAAATTTTTTGCAGCACCGTAAGCAAACAAAATAGTGCAAACTTCATCATTGCTTATTGGCTCTCTGGTTAATTCGTAAAATCCTTTTCCTTTGCCGTATTCAAAAGTTATTAACTTGTCATTTGCAACCTGTTCTTTAATGTTGATTTTGTATTTACCGCCTGAAATAAATTCAAATTCAAATTCCATGAAATATTCAGCGCACATCCTTTTCAGCACACTCATACAGTCCTCTTTGCTGAAATTATGCAATCTTCTTTCTGTTGATTCAACTGTTCCCTTGCTGAAATTTTGCCACCAGCTTCGGTCAAGGTTTACAACTATTAAATCAATTATTTCCTCTAAGTTCGCATAATAATCAAATTCAGATTCCATTAAATCATTCAAAAACTGCGAATCAGCAAGCCACCGGCTCTGATGTTCCAGCCTCAAATCATACTGAAATTTATTAGATGAAATTTTCTTAAATGTTGGGTCTGATGCTAAATGAAATACTTCGTTGTTGTTTCCGTTTGTGTTAAACTCAACATAATCAAAATATTTTATCGGTAATTTTTCCGGTGATTGGAAAGATGTTGAAATGTAAATATCACCTTGTAAAGTTTTATTCAGTTTTAAATTCTTTGTGTAAATGTTGGTTACCGTTATTGTTTCCGTTCCAGTCCATCTCATTACCGGCACTTCCAAAAAATCTAAATCACCATGAACGGTTATTCGTAAAAGGAAAGTTCCTGCCTGAACATCTAACACATAACTTGTCTCACGGATAACAGCAATCCCTTTTGAAATACTGCAATCTTCAATATCAATGTAAGGTGTTTTAAATGTTGCTTTTCCGGCTTCTTTTATTTCAGTTAGAAAATCTTCAACTTTTGTTTTGAAATTTTCATATCCGGTAAACTCATCATCTGCCTCTGCCAACATCCAGCAATTTAAAATAATTTCTCTGTCATTGTATTTTGGTATTTCCTGCCAATAATCTAAACCATCTTCGTCAAGCCAGTCATAACCCTCTGTTTTCAATTTAGGCAAATCTAAAACTCCGGTTGATTTTGAAACAAAAACACCGTAACTTTCAAAGTCAATATCTCCAAATTGCCAGCTCATACAATCACTAATGTTAATGTTATTTCAACTGCGACATCAAAAATATTAATCTGAAACCCATCTTTCACAACACAAGTTTCATGAAAATTATGGTTCTCAAATTGCCACTCTAATTTAGTTGCACTTTTTATTTTATCCTGAAAATTCTTAATATTCGTGCCAAGTTCTACTTTGTCATCATAAAATCCAATTAACTTTATTTGAACAGTCTTATCTTCCGTTATCTGCAATTCAGCTTCAAATTTGTGATGTTCCAAAATATCCTTAAATGCCGGTAAATCTAAATTCCCGTCAAGGTGTGCTAATCTTAACCCAAAATCAGAAAGTTCAATATCGTCAATTTTATCTGCCATTATACCACTTGTCTTAAATATAAATTCATTTCGCCTATTTTTTCATCTATATCATTTAGTTTTCTGTTGTGTCTTGTATTTTCTTCAATTCGTGCCAAATGAGTAACTGACTGATTTATTCCTGCTAATTGTTCTAATCCGGTTGTATAACTTTTTTGTCCAAGTTCCCTCATCGCCATAAATTGCCCTGCGATTATCCCCGCTGTTTCTTCTGTAAT